TTGTTGTTAGCTACAGGGTGAAAGGCTGGAACATTAACGCCGTTAACTGTTGGGTGTCCGTTTGGTGCTGGCAACATATTTAGTTGCATGAAGCTTGATTCAACTTCTTTATCAGGATAGAAGATATTGTTCATAGTAATATCACCGCGAATAGGCATGATAGTTGTTACTAAGTGTGTTCTTCCATCAATCTCTTCACGCTTAAATTTGCCTGAAGTTCTTGAATTGATAATTACTTTGGTTTTCATAGATAAAGCCCCTTGCTTATAACTGTAATATACAATAGATATAAATTAGAAACAAATTAACGCCTTTCGTTGGCAAGTAGAAACTTTCTTTCCTTACTGAAGCGTTCCTTTGTTTTTTGTGATTGTTCGCCAATAACAGGCATTAAGCCGCACCGACAATTCCAAGGACTGATATTAAAATTGCTTTCAGCTTCTTCAGGTGTAAATATTTCACCATGCCATTCAGCGTGTAAGTGTCTAACAACTGAATCGTTCATTGTGATCCAGCGAACTTTAACTTCTTCACCTAAAACTTCACCCATTATTTTTGCTTGGGTTGTTACGGCTCTTTGTGAAGCTTGAGCAACTTCAGTTGTTGCTATTACTCTTGCTCTTGATTTAGAAACGTTTAATCGGTTTCTTATCCGGTTAATAAATTCTTCTTTTGGAACTTTGCCATAACTATCATGAGTGATCATATTAACTTCACTGATTAATGAAGTTATCCATTTAGTTAATGAATCATTAGCCCGTTTATGAAGAAAATTTAATTCATTTCTATTTTCAGGTAAAAATGATAACTGAGCGCCAATTATAGAAGCTAAGAAAAGTATTTGTTCAGTTGTTAGTGAACCTTTAATTGTTTCAAGAGTTCTTTCAGCTGAACGTTCATAGGCTGTTGTTTGATATTTGTTTTGCCATTCGCCATTTTCACCACCTAACAAAATTTGCGTTGCTAGTGATGAAAATGAAAAAAGGAATTGGTCAATATTAAACTGATCTTGATCATCAATATTTAAGGTTAAATCATCTAATGGTATTTTGTTAAACTCAACCCAAAATTTAGACCAGCGAAGATCTATTTCATCATTCCACTGTTTTTCTATTCGCCTTGATTTATTAGGGTTGTTAGTTAATGCCATCTTACATATCTTCCACTTGTAACTGAAAACCAGCGGCAATATCATAATTATTAACGCTTGAAATTGCTGTTAAAAATATATCAGTCTTTTCACTGAATGAAATAGGTATTGCAAAATTATAATCTAAGGTTGAAGAACCTGAAAGCCCTAATTCAGCCCTTCTACGCTTTACGCCGTTTTCAGCTTTAGTATTAATAAAAACATCAGCTGAACCGGAATTATTATTTCTGTTTACGGTAACAACAATAGCCCTTAAAAGTGCTTTCTTTCCGGCTGGAACTGTGAAGTTAGCCATGTTTGATTGTTGCTTTGGTTCATCTGATTTAGCTAATATTTTTGTATCATCATCAGGAACGCCGCCAGAAACAGTTGAATCAGCATAAACATAAACATCACCATTATGTCTAACGCTTCCAATATTAAAAGCAAATAACACACGTAAAGCATCAGGAGCGTTTAATAGTGTTTTAGTCTGCCCGTTTATTGTCTGAATAATATCGTGCTGTTCATAATTTTCATCAAGTATGCGAACAATCATTGTTACAGCAGTATCACCAGCATCACTTGAAGATATATATAAAGGTTCAGCAGCCGTTAAAAATGTATAAACGTTAGCAAAATCAATTATAAATTCCTCAGAACCAGAAGATAAACCTAAATTACGACCAAAAGCGAAAAAGCCGGAAGAACCTTGAATATTTCCTTCAGCAACAGCGGCATCATAAGATCTAACAGGAACTTCAGGTTGTTTACCTGTTTTAGCTTGCCTAACGTGTACTTCATAAGAATCAACGCCAACAACGCCGTTTGGAACAACTTTAATTTCTTGTAGAGTAGCACCATAAAAAGCACCTAATTCATTTCCATCAGGCATTAATGAACCGCCTGTTTTACTTGCTCTTATAGGTCTGTTTACGCGTTCAAAACCTGTATTATCTGAAGTTTTTACATAAACAAGATATTCACCAGCGGAAGGAATAACCGGATCACCTGAAGCATCTAAGCTAACAACATTAACCCAATTAAAAGATAATGTTGGTGATAATGATTCTGCTAAGTTACTGTTTTGTATGGTAAAAAGGGCTTCTTGTGCTATCGGAACTATCTTGCTTGCTATGTTACTCATTGTTCAATTCCTTATCTAACTTTTCATCATCCGTTAAATTGATTTCATCAACATCAATATCATTAAGGCCAACCGCTTTAAATACTGATTCGGCAACAACATCATCACCGCCAAGGGTAGAAAGACCATCAACAGTATCTTTAAATGCTTTAGCTTTGTTTTCTGTTGCTTCAGAAGCTTCTAGTTCACTAAGTGCTGATTGCGGAGGCCAAACAACTTCAACATCATCAGGAAGTTCTAAAATTCCAGCTTCAGCCATAACACGCAAAGCATCTAATAAATAAACTGTACATTCCTGATCTTGTCTGTCATTAACTAAAGCGTTCCAAGTTGCTTTATCTTCAGAACCAGTAACAGAACCACCAGCTTTAGTTGTTAGTATGCGAACAGGAATACCAGTAGTACCAGCAACTTCTTCAACGCATATATCAAACGGATCTCTTGGGCTTGCCATAGCTGGCTGAAGCATATTAGCTTTCATATTATCTAAACGAAGAACATCTTCATAACCATTCTGAAAACCTTCAACATTTTCTTTTAGTGCTGCTTTAACTTTTGGATCAGTGGAAGCTTTAGCGCCTTCAGCAACTTCTAAAGCTAATTTTTGTCGTGAATTTCTATAGTATGATTCAGCACTTGAACCGCGTGTTTTTTCTTTATCGGTTAAAGCGTTCCAAGGTTGTTCTAATGAACTCATTCCTTCAATGGTTGAATCAAGCTGTCCTTCAGCTAAATGAACAACTCTTGAATAATGAACAACTAAAGAAGTAACTTGTGTTTGCTTACGGTTTGAACCATCAATATCAATAACCTGAAGCTGATAAAGTACAGGAAGGCCAAAACGCGGCGAAGCTGGATCACTATCATTTTTTAATATTTCAATTCCATCATAACCATAAACATTAAAGTACATTGAACCAAAAGAATCTTTCTTTGCTGAACCAACTGGTTTGTCTAAATCTTCACCATCAGGTAAACCAATTAGCATTATTGAGAAGCTACCGATGCGATTTAAAATATCGGCTCGTTCAAGTGCTTTGAAGAATTTCTTGTTTTTGAGTGCTAACAGCTGATCTTTAAGAATTACATTATCGCCATCTTTGATTTCTGGCATATCACGCCAACAAGACTTGGCAACTTTAGAAACAACAACGCCAGCAATGCCACCGCGTTTATACATAAGGTAATAATCAGAATAAGTTAAGCTAACGCCATAACCAAAGATTTCATTATAATCACGCTTACCATCCGGCGAAACGCCAAATATTGAAGAACCACTTGTTAAACGTCTGCTTAGTGTTTTAACGGTATTTAAAACAGCACCAAGATAACTATCCGCTTGTTGCATGTCTTTGTTGTAAACCATTACGTTTGTTTTTTTCTTAGTCCAAGGAAATTGCATAATATTTACCTGTTAAATTCATTTATGACAACTACCATTCAAAGCCGCCAGCTGTTTCAAGTTCTTCAGTTTCTACAAAGGCCATAATAAACGAATCAGCCATATTTGGCGAATCAATACCGCGATCTTTCATCTTCTCCTTGCTTTCAACAATTACCATACCGTTTTTATAAAGCATTAGCGGTGAACATAGTTCACCAATGAGATCATCAAGGTTGTTAATATCGCCTGAAATACTTAATAATTCATCAGCCGGATATTCACGGCCTGTTGTTATTGCTAAGAACGTTTTTCTTGCTCTTTCTCTAACATTCCACCAACCTTGTGCTTTGGCATTGTAGAAGAAGTCTTTGTTCGTTCGTTTATCCTTTTTATCACTATCATCATCGGGATAAACAAGTTCATCTTCATTAACTTTTTTACCGCCAGCATTCCAACCAACAATTTCAAAATTAGTATTTATATGTTTTATAGCTGTTTTGAATCCAGCACCAACACCAATTGAATCATAAACTAATTTATCAGCGCCGTTAGTCATGGCAATATCTGAAGATTTTCCGGCGGAATAATCATGATCGCCGTTACAGTTCCAAGACTCACAAAGGTTAACAATTGAACCTTTCCTTCCAACTATAGCATCAATATCACCACCTTCATCTGAAACATCTGTTCCAAATTGGGTTATTCCTATAGCTTCAAAGCCAAGTTTCTTATCAGCATCAATACAGGCTTTAACCCATTCGGGCCGGATCATAATACCTTCAATAGCTGCCAAGTAATCACGATCAACTTCTTGGCTAAACATGTGTGAAAGACCTTTTTCAGCAGCGGCTAAACGTCTTTTTTCATACCATTCTTGATCTTTACGTGGATCATCCCTCCAATCAAAAATAAAGGTATCTTCACCATTGTTAGCTTTAGCCCTCTTGTAAAATAGGTTTTGACCATTAACAGAACTAATGTGAATTTCAACGTTAGTATTATCACCAAGGGCGGCGGCAATAGCATCTTGCTTTTCACAATGCGCCGATTCATCAACAAAATACATTGATTTACGACCACCACGACCAATATTAATACCAGCTTCACCAGTTATAGTATTTCCGTTTTCAGGGTTGATGATCTTCATGTAATTGAAGTGTTTTCTTTCATCAAACCCTTTAGGTAAAAAGCACTTTGGCAACAATCTTATTTTAGAACGTAGCTTTTCAAAAATAGCATCAGGATCACCGATTCTATCAACCAACAATTCTTTTCTTGAACCCCAACCAATAGAAAAGCCATCAACGAAAAGCCAAGCCCAAACACTAAAAGCGGTTGAAACTTCAGTAATACCAGCATCACGCGACTTTTCAACACAGCCACCTTTTTTAAGCTTTATACGTTCTTGTAACCATTCAATATAATCTTGCTGTCTTGGAAACAGCATGAAAGGCAATGTTGTTGGTTTATGTTCATCTGAAGCGTTCCTTGGATCATAAGTAAGCATCCAGTGCATAATGAAAGGAATAGGATTATTTTTATAATATTCTTTCGCGCCAGTAAGCATAAGACTTGAAGAATGAACTTTTTCAAGTCTGTTTAACCTACTTTGAAAGATTTGCTGATAATTA